AGTTTTTATTCTTCGGTGAAAAAGCTAAATGGGAAGACGAATGGTTAGGTAAACCTGAATCTGCTGTTGAAGATATAGCAGCTGAGATGGGATCATGGGTAGTAGGTTTTGTAGGTCCAGGAGGTTTAGTTCAAAAAGGAGTTTCTACTGTAGCTAATATTCCTAAAGTATCTAGTAAAACAACTAAACTCTTAGGATTGATAGGTAAAACTAAAAAAGGAGAGAAAGCCTTACAAGTCGGAAAAATAGCAGCTGAAGGTGCTGTTAAAGGTGCTGTGGCTGATTATCTAACTACAGATGTTGGAGACTTAGAAGCAGGAGATGCCGTGTTCGAAAGACTAACAAATACAGTCGAAGGAGCTGCTATAGGTGCTGGTGTTAATCTAACTACATTCGGAGCAGGGCGTTTAGCATCAGCTCAATACAGAAGATTAAAAGCTTTACGAAAGATAAAAAGAGCAGCAGAAGGCAAGGCAGACCCAACATCCGCACTAAAAGAACTTAAAGCTAGTATCGATGAAGAGACTGCTATAAAGGAAGACTTTCTTAGTGATATTAAACCTACTGATGATCGTGTCGATCCTACTGAATCCGTTGATGATCTTTTAGAAGAAACTGCACCACCTAAAGTTAAAAAGCCTGAAGTAACACCAAAGGTAGAAGAACCTGCTAAACCTACTGTTAATCCTGAATTAGAAATAGAGGAATACATTAAGCAAGGGCAATCACTACCAGAACAGGTAAATAGATTAGTACGGTTGAATGTAGCTTTAGACGGACAGATGAATCCAAAGATTAATGCTTTGGTACAAAGTCTAAGTGATTTTGATTCTAAAATAGAACAGGGGATAAGAAAAGGTTTAACAGATCAATTTAACAATGTTAAGAAAGGTGTGGTTGATTTAGAAACCGATCTACGCAGATACCGTAAGATGATTGAGCTTAGAGCTAGAGCTGGTAATCTTTCAGGAAAGTTATTGTTAGCTTTTAAAGGTATCGACAAGATGGACTTTAATAAACCTATAAAGTATAAACCAGCAGTACAAAAACAATTAGAATCAATAGATAGATTACTAGATTTAGTTGGAGGAGTTAAGGGAGGTAAGTTAACCAACGAAAAGCTATTAGGTAATCTTAAAAGAGAATTAGGAAGTGCGGATCAATTAGCTAAAACAGGAGATTTAAAAGGTGCAGTTGAAAAGGAATTTGATTCTGTTGTAGATGAAAATGTAGACAGTATATGGGGAAAATATAAAAACCGTATATCAGAACAAGTATTAAAAACTTTAAGATTAAGTAAAGATACCAATAAAGCTGCGTTGGATATGTTTTCTGATACAGTGACTAAAAACTTAAAAGATGCTGTTGCTCCTAGTAAACCTATAGTTAAAAAACTAAATCAAACACTAGATAACTTGCAGGATATTTTATCCAATCCTGAGAAGTATAAAGAATCTATTGATGTTATAATTAAAGACATTTCTGAAGCTACAGAATTAGACCCTAGTGCAGCCGCAAACGCAACTAGAATACTGAACGATTTAAAAAATGGTGTACAGGGTAAAAGATTTTTAGAGGCTTTACCTCAACGAGATAAATTAGTTCAGAAAGTATTAAAAGAAGAAGTTAAAAACATCACAGCTAAGATTAAAGAAGCTGTTAAGAACGGTACTGAAAAACAATTAGTAGAAGATGTAATATCAGATATATCTAATAGAATTACAAACTTAGGTTATCAAGAGAAACAAGTCTTAATAGAAATGGTTAGAGCTGAATTAGGTAACACAGTAGCTACCATTCGAGAAAAGATAGTAGGAGATTTTATATCAAAAGAGATATATCAAAAATATTCTTTGAAACATTCCATAGAAGAAATGGATGAGATGGCAGATAAGAGTATTGCTGAGATCAAAGAGTATCTAGGAGTCACCGCTAAAAAGTCACAGATAGTTCCTGAAGATATTAAGAGATTAAAAGAACAAGCTAAAGCTTCCAGGAAAATATTAACTGATAAGTTAAAACAAGAAGAGACAGCTGCCTACAATGAATTTGTTAAAGAGTTTTTACAATCTCTAAGTAAGATGGATTCGTTTGGAATGGAAGAGATAGGTAACTTTGAATTGTTTCTTAGAGCAAGTGAAAAGTTTCGTTTAAACTCTTTGTTATTCAGTGTTAGAACTTGGACTGTAGGTTTGTTATCTGCTGGTTTCAATATGGGTTATCAGCCGTTCAAGCAAATGCTTAAAAAGTATTCAGAGATTAAGGAACTTCAGAAGTTAGGGAAGCCTGGGTATGGTCCTGAAGTTAGTGCTATGAAGGTCGCATTACAGGAACTTACAGCTACTAGCGAGTATATTAATAACTGGTCTGATCTTATGAATATATTAAAAGCCACTTGGAGACAGAATGGTCATGGTGCTTTTAATGCTAAAGCTTTCAGAAGACATGAGGAAGACCTAATAAGTAAAACAGATGAAGTAGGTGCTATAAAAGACTCTCCAATAAAATTAAACTTTAAAAACAAAGAACACTTACAAAAACTTGTTAATAAATACGGTGTAGACAGTGAACCTAATAAAACAAGACTAAGAAAGTTTTTAGAGGAAATAGTAGAGGGAGAACCTAGCACTAGGATAGGTAAAGCATTAGACCCTTTGTTTTCAGTAAGTTTCAGAGCTATGGGCATGTTCGATCAACCTTTTGTATTCTTAGGTACAATGAGAGCACTAAGGTCTGATGCCTTACAACAAGGTTTAATCAAAGGTCTAGAAGGAGAAGCTCTTGAAAAGTTTACTAAAGAAAGAATGCAGGAAGCTTTGAAGCGTGAAGGAGATGTACTGACATGGGCTAAGAACGAAGAGTTTAATGAGATTTCGGAATTAGGATTCTCAATGGTGTATCAGCAAGAATATGCAGACAAAGTTATATCTAAAGCTGCTAGGGATTTTGCTCGATGGAGTAGGTCTGGTGAAGATTCATACAGAAACCCACTAAAGATAGGAGCTAGATTATTTGTTCCTTTTATAAAAACTCCCACTGCGATTGCTCAATGGACAGTAGATAACTTACCCTTGCTGTCTCAGTTTAATTGGGCTAGGGTTAATTTAGGTCTATCTAAAACTGCTCGAACATTAAAGGAAGTAGAAAAAAATATAAGAGCCAATACAGAATCTTTAAAAGCTAAACCTATAACTAAAGAGCAGATCAAAGAAATAGAAGACGCTCAAGAGAGTTTATTACAACAGAAACAAGAGTTAATATTAAAGAATACAGAAGAAAAAGCAGAAGCAGCAGCGAACGCTATATCAAGCTCTGTACTAGGTGTTGGAATTACAACTGCTATTTCTACAGGTAATATAACAGGTAGTGGTGCTCATTTAAGTGATGACCAAAAAGCCAGATTAAGGGACGCAGGATGGAAACCTAATACTATTTACATTGGAGGACACAAGATTGATTATAGTCGTTTTGAACCTTTCTCTACTTTAGTGTCAGCCCATGCTGATTTAGTTCATTACTTAATGTTATCAGAAGAAGGATTAACCAATGATGATTTAGAATGGTATAATGTGTTAAGGGCTTCTTTTGTATCTAACTTCTCTGATAAATATTTTCTAAGAGGTCTTAAATCTTTCTTTGGTCTATTAGATAAACGAGCAGGAGATTTTAATGCCGAGAGTGTGGCTGTTGATTTTCTTTCTTCTTTAAGTCCTACAATTATAAGAGACTTAAATCAAATGAATCAAGAATTTCAAACTAAAGCACACGGTTTTCGTGATAAGTTGATGGAGCGTTCTTTTGGTAAGTTTCCTGGTTTATTTGCAAGAAATCTATTAGGAGAAAAAGTAGAGCGTCAATGGCAGATGGAAGGTGCTTGGGGTGTATTAAGTCCTGTTTATTTTGCTAAAGATGAGCGTGATACATTGATGACTGAAATAGCTAATATAAGAGAAGATGTAGGAGGAAGACAAAGTTTTTATAGAACTGAGACACAGAAGATAGATACTCGTGATTACAGAGACCCTAAGACTGGTATATCCTTACAAGATAAATGGATGGATGAAATGTCTAGCATAAGAATAAGCGGTAAAACTTTAAGAAAATCTTTAGAAAAACTAATAAAAACTAAAAAATATAAAGATGCTCCTAACTTTGAAGTCACAGATGCACCTCACACAAGAGCTAGTTTAGTTAAAGATATTTTAGATAAGTATAGAAATAAAGCTTGGAAAGAAGTTAGAAAAGATAGGAAGCTTAGAAAATATACAAATGCTGAAGGAAACTCTTGGATAGACATTTTAACAGGAGAAGTTTCACTTATACAAAACCCAAAAGGAAAAGTATCAGGTATAGCTGATATATCCCTACCTAATCAATAGTGCTTGAACTTTTACAACAAACAAATTAATAATAGATTACTATGAGTACCATTCAAACATACAAAGACCACATAGTTGGGTCAGGTCAAGTAGACTTTGATTTTCCTTTTCCTTATCTTGACGATTCCCATGTAATTGTACAGTTAGATGACTCAACTTCAGAGTCTCCAGGAGGTAAGTTTTATACTGTAGCTTCATCAAATTACACTATCATAACATCTCCTGCTACCCTTATAAGATTTACTACTGCTCCTGAAACTGGTGCTAGACTTAGAATTAAGAGAGATAGTAATGCTGGTACAGCTCTTGTAGACTTTGAAAACGGTAGTGTACTTACTGAAGTAGAACTAGACCGTGCTTACCTTCATAACCTATACCTCAATGAAGAAATTGAAGAGGGTAGTGGTAAGAATGTAATGACCAAGAACACTGACGGTAACTTTGAAGCTGACTTAGCTAAGATAGTTGACCTAGCTGATCCTACAGCAGCACAAGATGCTTCCACTAAGAACTATGTAGACACTGAGATTGCAACTGAAAGAACAGCTAGAATTGCAGATGTAGATGCTGAAGAGACTGCAAGGATTGCTGGGGATGCTTTGAAGGTAGATAAGTCAGGGGACACAATGAGTGGTAATCTAAGTATGGGTAGTAATAAAGTTACTTCCTCTGCTACACCTTCTAGTGGGACTGACTTAACTAATAAAACTTATGTAGATGCAGGTGATGCTGACCAAGTCAATAAGACTGGTGATTCTATGAGTGGTGCTTTAGCTATGGGGGACAATAAGATCACAGGTCTAGCTACTCCCACAGCAACTGCTGATGCAACTAACAAATCTTATGTTGACGCTGAGATTGCTACTACTCTAGCTACAGGTGTTGCAGGTGGTCCTATTGGAACTGCTAACATTGCTGATGATGCTGTCACTGGAGATAAACTAGATGACACTGCTGTTACTATTGGATCATATACTAATGCTGATATAACAGTAGACCAACAAGGAAGAATCACAGCTGCTTCTAGTGGCAGTGCAGGGACTGGTGAGGCTAATGTACAAGCTAATTGGACAGAAACTGATACAAATAGTGATGCTTTTATCCTTAACAAACCTACATTAGGTACAGCTTCTGCGTCTGCTACGACCGACTTCGCTGCTGCTGGACATACTCACTCTGCTTCTAACATTACAGACTTTAATACTGCTGTAGCTGGTAACTCTGCTGTTGCAGCTAACTCAGCTAAGGTTACTAATGCAGAACACACAGGAGATGTTACAGGTTCAGGTGAACTTACTATAGCCAACAACGCTGTTACAGCTGCTAAGATAAGTTCGACAGATACAACCTTTAAAGTATCTACAACAGATATAGTAATTAATGAATCAGGTGCAGATGTAGATTTTCGAGTGGAGGGAGATAATAATGAAAATCTTATAAACACCGTAGGTCAGCATGATATTGTTGGACTGGGTTTAGTTCCTGATGAAACAGATACATTTGGAAGTAGTGATAAATATATAGGACAAGTAAAAGATGGTTTAAGAATATTTCACGATGATGGAGTAGCTAAGTTAAAACTTTTAACAAGTAAAACAGGAGGTGGAGGTGCTTCTATAACATTACAATCAACTACTCCACCTTCTACAAACGAAGGTCATTATAGTGTATTCACAGGATCAGCTAATGGTAAATTTAATATTATTAATGAAACCACACAAAACGGATTAACGCTCGATAATACAGGTGCTTTACATGTAGACGGTGCTTTAACAAAAGGTTCAGGTGCTTTTAAAATAAATCATCCTTTAAAACCTGATACACATCATTTAGTTCATTCTTTCATTGAAGGTCCAAAAGCAGATTTAATCTACAGAGGTAAAGTATCTCTTGTGGGTGGAGTTGCTCAAGTAAACATAGACATAGCTAGTGGTATGACCGAAGGTACTTTTGTAGCACTTTGCACTGATGTTCAATGTTTTACTTCTAACGAATCAAATTGGGATGCAGTTAAAGGAAGTGTAGCTGGAAATATATTAACTATTAACTGTCAGGACTCTTCTTCAACTGCTACAATCTCTTGGATGGTGGTAGGAGAAAGACAAGACCAGCACATGTTAGATACAGGTTGGACAGATGAAAACGGCAAAGTAATCGTAGAACCTGCTAAGTAAATGACTGAACAACTCTCCCACTTTCTTGATACTGCTCTTGGTGTTATTCTAGCTGTTATAGGTTGGATGATTAAGAAACTTACTGACAGGTTAGATAACGATGAGAAAAGATTAACCAGGATAGAGGTGGAGTTAGCTGCTCAAAGTGAAAGAGATACTGCTGTTGAGAACCGCATGAGTGGATTAGAAACAAGTGTAAAAGAAATTAATACTAAACTGGATCGTCTAATGGAGATGTTAATGAAAAGATGAGTAAGATATGTCCAAAAGGTATAGCATGGGCTAAACGCACATTTGATAAGTATCCATCTGCTTACGCTAACATGGCTGCTTCTAAATACTGCAAAGACCCTAAGTACGGTAAAGGTAAGAAGCGTAAACTTTCAATTAAAAAGAAGAAGTAGTTATGGGAGCTTTGAAAGATTGGAGAGACGACAACTGGAGAAGAGTTAAATCTGACGGTAGTGATGGTGGTCCTTGTGGTACTTCTAAGAATAAAAAGAATCCTGACAGATGCCTACCCAAAAGAAAAATGAAATCTTTAACTAAATCACAAAGAGCGACTACCGCTAGAAAGAAAAAGAAAGCAGGTGCAAAAGGTAAACAATTTGTTAGTAACACACCAGCAGCAAGAGTATCACTTAAAATAAGAAAGGGTAAATAATATGCCATACGGAAAGGGTACATACGGATCACAAGTAGGAAGACCTCCTATGAATAAACGAAAGAACTTATCTATAAAGAAGAAGAAAAATAAGAAGAATGAAAAAATGTAAGTGTGGTTGTAAGCGTAAGCTAGGCATTAAAAAGAAGAAGAAGTAATGGCTAAGAAGAAAGTAGTTACAGGTTGTAAGCGTAAAGGTTTAGCTATTAACAAACCTAGAAGGATACGCAAAGGAGAACCAGGGTATGGTAAGAAGAAGTTTGTTGTTTGTGCTAAAGAAGGTACTAAGACAAAGACTATAAGATTTGGAGACGCTAACATGAAGATTAGAAAGTCCAATCCTAAAGCTAGAAAATCTTTTAGAGCTAGACATAAGTGTGATCAAAAGAAATCAAAGCTTTCAGCAGGTTATTGGTCCTGTCGTAAATGGTAGATGAAGACATTTGAAGAACTAGGTAACTTACAAGGTTATGTAGCAGATAGCTACAGGGCTGCAATAGATCAGATGCACGACACAGGAGAGTTCAATCCTTCAATACTTAACGGTGCTAGACAACTTCTTAAAGATAACGAGATTGTTCTTGCAGCAGGTAAAGACACTCCAATCAATGATCTTTTAAATGTAGTACTGCCTTTTGAAGAAGACTCTGATTTAAAAGCTAAAGTTAAATAGTAATAACTGTAATAACACCTAAGAGAGTATGAGTAGTGAATCTAAACTTCACCAACTCAAGGACTTCCGTAACTTCTTATATTTAGTTTGGAAGCACTTGAACCTGCCTGATCCTACACCCCTTCAGTACGACATTGCTGACTATATGCAGGATGGTCCTAAAAGGTCTGTTATCATGGCTTTCAGAGGTGTAGGTAAGTCCTGGATATGCAGTGCCTATGCTGTGCATCAACTCCTCCTAGACCCAACTAAGAACATCCTTGTAGTGTCAGCTTCTAAAAACAGAGCTGATGACTTCTCCACATTCACTTTAAAAATAATACATGACATCCCTGTTCTTCAAGGTCTTATACCTAAAGGTGATCAAAGATTCTCTAAGATTGCTTTTGATGTTGGTCCTGCACCTGCTGCTCACGCACCCTCAGTTAAGTCACTAGGTATATCATCACAGTTAACAGGTTCTCGTGCTGACATCATAATAGCTGATGACATTGAAGTACCTAACAACTCTGCTACTCAAGGCATGAGAGATAAGCTAGATGAACAGGTAAAAGAGTTTGAAGCTATTATTAAGCCCTTAGACACCTCTAGAATCCTTTTTCTAGGTACACCCCAATGCGAGGATTCAATCTATAACAAACTGCGTGAGAGAGGCTATAACGCTCGTATATGGACATCTGAGTATCCTAGTGAGGATTTAGTGTTAAAGAACTATGACAATGATATAGCACCTTTTCTACAAGAACAGATAACAGATGAGTCAGTAGGGACTACTACAGAGCCTAGTAGGTTCTCAGATATGGACCTAGAGGAAAGAAAGATGTCTTACGGCAGGACTGGGTACGCTCTTCAGTTCATGCTCAATCCCAGGCTTTCAGATGCTGACAGGTATCCTTTGAAGATTAATGATCTTATAGTAACAGATGTTGATGTAGACCTAGCACCTGAAAAGATCATGTGGTCTAGTGATAGAGATAACGAAAATAAAGACTTACCTAATGTAGGTCTAGGTGGAGACAGGTATCACAAACCTTTTAAAATTATAGGTGATCTAGTTCCTTACACTGGCTCTGTACTTTCTATTGACCCTAGTGGTAGAGGTAAGGATGAAACTGGGTTCGCTGTGGTTAAGATGCTTAACGGTCAACTCTTTGTTCCTCAAGCTGGTGGTCTTAAAGGAGGATATGATGAATTAACACTTAAACAATTAGTTAATATAGCTAAGGATAACAAAGTTAATAAGATAGTTATTGAATCTAACTTTGGTGATGGTATGTTCCAGGAACTCCTTAAGCCTTTACTCTTTACCTCTTACCCTTGCTCAGTAGAAGAAGTAAGACATAACAAACAAAAAGAGTTAAGGATCATAGATACTTTAGAACCTGTACTTAACCAACATAAACTTATTATTGATCCTTCTGTTATTCAACATGACTATAAAAGTGCTCAAGGGTATCCTATAGAACACCAAGCTAAGTATATGTTAATGTATCAACTATCAAGGATAACAAAAGATAAAGGTAGTCTTATACATGATGATAGATTAGATGCTTTAAGTATTGCTGTAGCTTATTGGGTAGAACAAATGAATCAGGTTGTAGATAATAACATATCTTTAAGGAAACAAGAACTCCTAGAGGAAGAGTTAACAAAGTTTACTGATTCATTCTATAAGAGAAGTCTTAAAGGTCCTAGAGCTATGCTGTGGTCTTGAAGATCGCTATGCTCACTTCTTTCGTCTTTACTCACTATGTTCGATAAAGACTCAGTAGCTTATTATAACATATCTTTTAGTTATATATATATATATAGTGCTCCGATAGTTAGTACAAATACATAAATACTAAAACACTTAATGTTGTTATAATTAATAATTCTAAAAGAAATATGAACACACCTATCCTTAAAAAGTTTAAGATTAAAGATTGTTTATGACAGGGTCATCTTTTAAACTTTATACTAGATCAATAATTACAAGATGATTATCACCAACAACTTATTTCTTAGATGTCCTGTTTAACGCTAGTCGATACATTCGTATGAGTAGCTATGCTACGAATAAACAAAGTTTATCTCTCTCCTAGCTCCTTTAAAGCTTTGTCATAGAAAATCTATAACAACCTATTAATAGGATTATAACGAATATTAGAAAATGTAAAGCCTTAAATTTAAATATATGAAATACGAAGATCAAATAGAACTGTTACACAATGACTTACATAACTTAATTTATCGTTATAAAAGTGAGTATGAACTTAACGATGAAACCATTATTGGAGCTTTAGAATGCTTAAAGTTGTCTGTTATAGAATCCTTCACTGTAGACTTTGAAAGCGATATAGACCTGGATGAGGAAGAGTAAGGTTTTCAAAAAAGCTTAGTATAAGCGTTGGAGGAGTGTAGCGATTTTCAAAAAAGGTGAAAAAATCTGAGGGGCTTACGCTATATACGCGGTCGCTTTTACCCCCCTTGCCACCCCTAAAAAAGTTGTCTGTGGGGCAGTATTGTTAAAAGTAGACTCATAAGTCATTGATATTCAACATACTACGCATAATATGTATTATGTCTAATTGTTAATAATCAACGAGTTATGAAATAATCTATCGTTATTGCAAGTAGTTTGCATTAAGGACTTGTTACTGATGTAATGACATCTTGAAATAAAGACATCATGACGTCATGTGTAAATTTGTATTTCTTATTCTGTTTAAACTTTCTTCCATATTTGGCAATCGTTTCCATATTTGGAATAATAACACTTTGATTACTTTCTCTAATATCTACCATTAGCTAATCTTTAAAATTAAAAATAAACTTGCAATCAATGCTTTTTACTGATTTAAGGCAATTATTATTAATCTTATAATAACAACCAAAATAGAAAAATGAACATTACACACAAAATCAAAGATCTTGCAACAGGCTTAGTACATGAAAGCTTTCAATCAAATACGATTGAGGGCAAAGAAATAGCCTTAAACAAATTAACTAATTTTGGCGTAAAGACTTGGTTAGATGAAAACACTTGCAAGGTTACTTTATTCAAAAACATTATAGGCAGTAAAAAAGTTGATTCCGAATCTTACACTAAAACCTTTAAATTTATTAAATAACAACCAAAAATAAAACACATTATTACTATCATGACGAATTACTACTTAAAACTTAAAGCTTATTCAATCGCAGTTACTAGCTTAAAAAAGCAAATAGAAGCAAAACGCAAATTAGAGCTTAGAACAAAATGTTTAAATAAAAGATTCTTGATTGAAGAAGAAAGAAACGAACTGGCAAAGCTAGTTGATGAAATAAACGAATTAAGACAAGCGACTATAAACATCTAACACAAAAAAAAATAAAAACAAATGAATATCTTAAAACCATTCCAACCATCCAACAAGTCACAAAAATTTTATACTTTCGAGGGCAATGTTTACAGAAAAGATAATTTACAACTGGTTAGAAAAGATGTTGCAAGACATTACAGACAAATCGATTCTATAAATAAATTGAAATCTTGTTTAAGAGCTGGAGAATATACTTCGGTTGGAATGTATAGATTATTTTTTATTACAAACGACGGAGCTTGTTTAAGCTTTTCGTCTGTCTTAGATAATTTACAAGAAATTTATTATTCAATGATGAATGATATTAACGACGGCTGGAAAATTATCGGCTTGTCATCAGTAGCAGAATGCGACGAAGAAGTATATTGTGCTCATTCCAACGAACTACTTTCCTAATTAAATCAAAATCAAATATAAATAGAAAAACATTATTATCAATATGATTGCAATACAAACAAAATACTTACCTTGCACAAACCACAAACCGAGTAGAGTAAAAGCTTTTACTGAAAATGGGCATACTTGCACTATCTCTTATGATTATGCCTTAAGTGACGCAAAGCTCCATTTTAAAGCTGTAAAGGCTATGGTAGAAAAGCACAAACTCGACTGGGATATAAAACGCATGACATATGGAGGCGTTAAGGGTGGCTATGTTTTCACCTTCCCTTTTTCAGTGGTAGAAGGATAAGAATATGACAATAGAAATAAAACCGTACACTTACTTAAGGGATGTTGGCAACCGTTTTGACTTGTTAATTTATAGAGTGCAAAGTGCTACAGCTTTAATCGCAACTGATGTTTACAACTCGATAAGCGGAAATTGGAAAGATGATTGCTTTTATCATTACTTGCGAGTTGTACCAAAATGTAGAGATGAAAGAATAAAAGCTTATAGAAAAGCTGTTGCAACTGAAGTATGGAAAAGGAAAAAAGCATTATGAAATACACTATAAAACAAGGCAACATTGCCAGTATCATAAAAGTAAATGACAAACGATTTTGTTATCTTAAAAAAGGCATGATCTGCTACCTGTACCTGCCAGATGAAGACAAGGGCATAAGAGTATTTGAAGCTTTACCCGAAAAAGTAAAAAAAGCAGTAAAAGACCAGTTTAATCAAATCTTTTCGTTGCCAGTGGAAAAAAGGGGTGAGTACATAAAAAACTTAAAAGAAAAAACTATATGAAAAACCAAAATCAAAACAACAATACTGAGCCCGACATATCTTGGCTTAAAGATCAAAAGATTAAACTAGACTTTAAAACTTTGTTAGTCATGATCCTTAGCCCTTTAAGTTGTATCCTGGTTTGGATATGGCTTTTATTCCTAACTTCAAACGATTAAACCATTATTATCATGACACAAAACGAATTCATACTACTTTGCAACGAATACATGATTGAACCAAGTATTGCACTTGAAAACGATAGTATAGTTAAAGCTTTAAGAGATAGGAAACCAATCGAAACCATTAAAACACTATTAGAAACAGAATTTTAAAATTATGAAAATTAAAAACCAATACGATTATCAATTTCCAGCGTACGCACTTTGTGCTTTATTCAATGGTGACTTAGACGGCTTAGATGATGATGACATTGCAAACTTTGAACGATTCATGGAACAGAATAAAAATATAGATGCATGGGAAGATAAAGACCCAGATAGTGAGCCGTACTTTACACCTTACCCAGAGTTTGGTTTGGCTTGTAATGTAGTTGACTTAGTCGGCATTGAATTCGAAAAAAAGGAAAATTAAAACAATGAATAAAGACTTACAAACAGAATTTAAACTTACTTACGATAAAGGCGATCAATGGGGCAGTTGTATACAATGGTTATTTGCAGTATGTGATTATCTTACTTTTGAGACTGATGAATGCGTCCCTGATGAATGGCAATTTAAACCTAGCCCTTTGGGGGCAGATGAAGATGACTTCAATTATCAGACTTTAAAAGAGTTAAATATTACATCTAAGGATGCGTTACATTTTGGCAATTTACTTGTCCGATTAAAAGACTTGTTACAGAGGAAAGGACTAGATTATTAATATGACAAAGACACAAGCAAACCGAGCGTATTTAAAAATGAAACGCAAACTAATGGAAAGGATGGGATATTCTAGCGTAGACTTACCTACCCTTAGAAATGTACATCCTGAGTTTATACAGGCAAAGGAAAGGTTAATATCATTATGTCAAAAGCATTCAGTGAGCAAAGCGAATGAATGCGTTGGAGCGTAGCGACATGAGCGTAACAGAAACAATAGAAAATGTTCAATTCCATTACAGAGTCCTCTCCGACCATCACAGGGGCTTTATAAAATGGCACATGAAAGACTTGCCCGACTTATTCCATGGTAAAGCTTATTCTCATGAACAGAAAGTTGAGCAATACAAAGAAGCTATAAAGGAGCTTCGAAAAATAAACAACAATAGAAAGAAATAATTATGTTACATATATTAAATAACAAACCTGCAAACCCAATAGCTGAAATAGTTAAATGGGGAACAGAAAAACAAGTATCTGATTTTATTGAGGATATATATCCTTGTTACTGGACAAGGGAATGCTTTAATAATTACCTAAAACATTGGAAGAAATGATGAAAACTAAACTAATTATTATACTTGCAATTACATTCTTAAGTGGATGTAAAAGCCCTAGATTAACCGACCGATGTGCTGACAAGGGTCATGGTATCTGTCCGATCTGCAACCACTTTCATTGATCTATTATGAGCTTAGATATGTTCTTTTTCTTTATAATCATTATGATTATGGGCTTTAGCCTTTTATATCGTGAGTAATAATAAGATATGTATTAAATGTGGCTTGACATTGTACGGCATTGATCAAGAATCCGACACTTGTCTTACGTGTCTTGCACAATCGACACCACACTGCAACTTTGATCAAGGGTACTCCACAATAGAAGGATGTGTCCGTCAAACAATAAAACAACCAATAGAAAAACCAAAAAAGAAAATGAAAAAGTATAAAGTAGAAGTATATTACGACCAAATAGAATATTATATTGTGGAAGCAGAGTCAGAAGAGGATGCAGTAAACAAGGTACAAGAAAGCGATGACCTAGAACCACAAAATGTTCACGATGCGTTATGGGAGGCTCAATCTGCTGAAGAAATTGTAAGTAATTAAAATTAGACAACCAATAGAAAAACCAAAAAATATGAAAATAACTACATTACATTTAACCGACTATTCCTACGATCACTTTGAAACTTTTGATGGATGGTTAGAAAATACTGCCCTTTTAAATTATATTCAAAAATGGTGCGAAGATAACCAAGTAGATTACAATGACGAAGATAATGCATGGACTAAATCTATCAAACACACAGAAACTAGGAACGACTTACTATGATAGAAGAAACCATGCACTACATCTTTGTTACTTATTTTAAAGATAAGTTAGACAACAACGAATACCACAAGCATAAATACTTTCCATTGTACCTGTCCTTACAACACTTGTTGGATGAGTATAATAATAATAATAAAACTAACCGATGAAAGATATACCTAAAAAATACATACACCAACAAGGTAAGAATAAAGGAAAGTTTATACAGCATAAAATCTTTGCTCAAGGCAACTTCAAAAGAGGAGATCAACATCCTTTTATAAAAGCATTGTTCTTTTGGTCACTAAGATGTGATGGTATCAGACAGATATGGATGATAAAAGAAGTGTTTGATAAAAAACTATCAAAAACAAAAAACAAAGCTA